ACGACTAGCATTTTCTATCTGTTCGCGTTGATATGCTAAGAAGTCGTTGGCAAGATGTTGTGCCACACGAGCATCACCTCTACCACGGATACCATTCTTTACAACGACACCTGGGTTTCGAGCAAACAGAGAAGCAATATAACTTTCAATGTATCCGTAAGCGTCTGCTGTTTGTACATATGTTGCCATCTGTCCTTGACTTGCCTTGTCCCAGAACTTGGTTTCATATGCTTGTTTGTATCTGTACAGATCTGGTCGCTGGTCGTCCCAATAACTATTGTGCAGTTTTAAGATTTGCTTAACAATGTCTGGCGTCATTTTGTATTTCATTTGTCATATCCTCTAATATTTTTGTGGAACCCACCATCTCTAAGTATTCTTCTCGCACGTCTACCTTTTATCATATCATCGATAATCGTCTTCTTTACTGAATACCAAGAAGGAACCGGTTTTAGTTTTACGGCCCAGCAAGCAAGAGCAGTGGCCATAACCATATCGTCGTGTCCAGCAGATGCTGGTGCACCTTTTGTGATTTGTATTGTTCTCATTTCGTTCCAAAGAGTTTTGTCAACGGCATCTATCACACCTTCACAGATAAGATCACGAAGGTAATCAAATATAGCGATTTTATTTTCCTTTCGAGTACGCCAATCTCTTCCCTTGCTGTCCTTGTAGAGGTTCTTGACCTTCCACTCTTTCATACGGTAGAGTACTGTTTCACCTGGGCCGTTCTGTTCTATGATGGTATAGGGTTCATCAAACTCCCAATACAAGTCATAGATCTTATCAGCCAACTCGTGAGGTAAGATCTGATTAGAACGAAAGTGATATACTGGAAGATGTGTTGTACAACTCACCACAGAAATAACACTGTAATCACCGCCTCTACCCGCTGCAACATCCACACCCATAGCGAACTTATCACCCGGAACCGGGTCACAATACCAACGCTCTTTCTGCCCACCCAGATCAAGCACTGTTAGTTCGTCCAGTATATCAAGCGGAAAAAACTCGTTGCTTGCTGCAAAGAACGCTTCATCCACTGTCGCTGGAAACTCTCGTCTAAACTTCTCTAACCCCATTGTTTTGATCATTGTTCTTCGCCAGTATAACTGACCAAGTGTCAGATCAAAATCTTCTTTAATCTGTATCTCTTCTTCGGTTGGATCTGGTACCTGTGGTTGATGGAACTGCGATTTCTTGGTGTACTGAGGATGCTCATACCAAGGGAACCAACAGAGGTGCCATCCATTCTCTGGTGCATTTTCTATCAGGTCGTGGTATTTATCACCTGGTGAGTTGGGTGTTGTCTCTATGACTATCTGTCCTTCTCCAACTGATGCCATAACGTTGGCAAGCACATCATCTTGATCGTCAAAGAAAGCAAACTCAGAGATATGAGTATCTGTAAATGTAAATGATCGGGTAGCACCTGCCTTTCCTCCGGCGGTGAATGCTCTAAGTTCTGCATTGGTATCTCCAAACTGTAATGTACGAGCAGAAGATTTTGATAGTTTCCTCTGTAGTGGTTTTGGTAGTGATAGATAGAAACCCTTGTCCATATTGTGTAGATGGTCAGCACTATCACGGGTATATGATATGATAGCGTGTCGAGTAGGTTCTACTGCCATATATGACTTCCACAAGAAATATGCTCTGAGTAGTGTACTGACACCGAGTTGACGTGCCTTGAGCACCACAATCTTGTTGTGGGTCATCAGGGCATCTAACAACTCTTCTTGCTGAGGTCGTAGTTGAAAGGGCACAAGTTTATTCTGCTCTTTGTCGAACACTTTCAGAAACTTAAAAAAGTTTCTGGGATCTTCAAATGCTTTGAGTACTTGACCATTGACTTTCGTTATTCTACTCATTGACCGCCATCTAACACTTTAAGAATATCATCAAAGTCACCATCTGTAGCACCAAACTCTACTCTGAACTTGTGCAATACTTGTAATAGTTCCATAAAGGTTCTGGGTGATGCCTTCCAATCTGTCTCGTCGTTATGCTTGATTGCAAGCAGCATAATCGATTTGACCACATCTTCAAAATCACCCTTATCAACGGCTTGCTTCAACCGCGTCTTGTAGTTACGAGAACGAGCAGCGTGCTTCATTCTCTCTTCTTTAGTCATCTTCTTCATCTTTCCTCCAAGGTGACAAACCATCCCTGTCAATAATAGCACGAAGTTTTTCCATCGCACGCTTCTCACGCTTCCATAGATAAGACAAGTTGTATCCCAACCTCTCGCTTATCTCACGCCACTTTAGCATCTCGACGTGATGTAATCGTAGGATTGTCTGATCCAGTTCTGAGAGGTTTGCAAGCAAAGGGCCAAGTATATCGGTATTGAGTTCCTTTGGCGGTTCTCTATCAACATCGTGGGCATCGTAATGAGCACCCTGTTGTTCCCTTATCCAGTCAACTACCTCTGGTTTCTTGATTATGTGACGTCGATAAAACTTGACGTCTTCTTCGGTTTCACAGTAAAACCACCACACTGACGCATTCATAAAGATCTCCTGTCGTTATTATACAGGATTAAGTATCTTTGTTTACGGGTTTTTTCTTGCGTCTTGTACGCTTTTTTGGGGCGGGTATCTCTTTTTGCCGTTCGATATCTGCACGTAGTCGATCCTGCCACTTACGCATCAGATCTGAGATGAAAGAGATAGTTGCCCTACAAAGCGGTGCCTGAGGTAGATGTGTATCCGGTATCTCGTCCAATCCGATCTTGATACCGATAAGTTTCATATGTAGATCCTCAGCAGTGTGTAGTTGCCACTCTAGATCTTTCTTTGCTGTTTTGCGACCTTTCAGTCGTACCTTATTCGATGCCATTTGTCCTCCACAATATATGCCACATATTTTTCCTACAAAATGTAATCTGCCCTGCTATGTGGTATAATATAAACATAGCATAGGAGGTTTAAATGCTTACAATGGGAAACTATATCGACTTATACTTTAAAGAAATGGACATATGCTGCAGCCGCGACTGGTTATGTCCCCACTTCCTGCAGATGTGTGATTTTGAAGAGAACTACGCTGGATTTCCGCTTGGCGATACCGTATCACAAGAAGAAGTTTTAAGACATCTCGAGCAAACTGAAGATCAACTAATCGTAATGAAACGTATGATCAAACAATATGAAGATGCATTGGAGAAACTGTATCACAAGTTATCAGATGGAAAAGAATGGACACTAGCTGTTGCTCAACAAAAGTTTGAAGAAGATAAAGAAGATGAATGGGGTTTGTAATCGTTTTCTGAGGGGGTGCATTTTTTTGCGGGGTGCATTTCGACTAGCTGATCTATCGACTGCACTTTGGCGGCGATGGGGCACCACCCTACCCCCATACACACTAGTCGACGTCTATTGGTGATGTAGGGTAGAGCAGAGCAGGGTATCGACTTCTATACCATTATACCCTGCTTCTCTTTCGTTTACAAAGGGTGACCGATTATTCTCCTATTTCGACGCTCTCGAGGTAGGTGTCATCTTGACGTCGATTGCATTCGATCCAATATCGTAGTGCTTTGTGATCTTCGATATCGACATCGCCATTTTCATTTATTCTGACTGCGCCGCTTTCGACTAGATAGGTGACTTCTTCGGGTGATATGGGGATTGACACACGAAAAGATGCGTCAAGATAGTGTTGATTAGACATTGTTGTTCTCCTTGTTAGATGTCCTTATATTATAACACGCGATGCTGCGGTTTTACACGAGTTTTTTCTGTCAGTGCTGTCTCTCTTCTGTCTACAGAAATGCTAAGTAGATTACCCTGGGGTGCGACAAGCGCACCCCTCTGACTAATAAGATCTGTCAGTCGGAGGTTGTCCATCGCTTTCTACGTCTATATCGATGATGTCGTATTTCTCCTCGCCAAACACGGTGTAGCGATCGAACCGTACTTGCATTCTGCTTTCTAGACATTGACACAGATCATCGATGTAGTCGTCATCTGTCTCTGCTTCTAGTGCTTTGTTGAAGTCGAAGTCAAGATACCATTGATTATCGCTGTTCACATATATCTGTGTTGGTATCCCTTTGATGTATAGTTTGATGTTGATGTATATAGCCATTTTATTCTCCTTTGTTTACAGTTTCGAAATAGGGTTCATCATCTAGCACCAACTCAAACTCACCATCGTTCATACGAATGACTTCAACTAGTGCTTGAGCGATTATCTGTTCAGAGGCAGCACAACCATATAACACCCAATCCTCATAAGCGTCTTCATCTAGTTTATTGGCACTGAGTAGAACATCACGTACTTCGGTTTGTGTGTATTGTTCGCAATGTTTGAGTGTTTCATAGATTGATATCTTTAATGATTTCATTTGGTATCTCCTTGTTTTAGTATGTGTTTATATTATAAACCATTACAGTTTTATTTGCACGAGTTTGTATTCTTATTCTTTGCCTGCCTCATTTCTTGTAGTAGAGTTTCGGCTTCCCAGACGTCGTCTTGGCGCAACTGAAGACAACTGGCCAAGTATTCCCTGATTTCAAACCATTCTCCTATCGTCAGGGTAGTTTCAAGTTCTTCTTCAATATCTTTCTTGCTGATGGATACGACGACCATTGTATCCCAATCTCCATCAATGGTGTGTTCTTCTCCTGAGGGAGTGATTATTCTTGTTTTACTCATTGTATATCTCCTTGTTTTTAGTATACATCTCTATTATAATGTGTTGCACTATTTTTTGCACGCGCTGTATGTATTCTTTTTCTTTACCTCCCCGTGTTTTGTGATAGGTTTGATAGATTGACGAGGATTGTGATAGTGCAACACAAACTGTGTTGTGGTATAATATAAAGGTAGACATAAACAGATAAACACAGGAGGTATTTATGACTACATCAGAAACCAAACAGACATTCACCATCAAGGTGCCAGTCAAAGAGTATTGGGTATATCAGAAAGAGTACAACATCGAGGCATCATCAGAGGCCGAAGCGTTGATGAAGTTCTATGAGTACTGGGATGCAGGTTGGAGTAAGCAACAGGATATGGAACATAGTGGTGAAGTTGAAGATCTGCAGATCTATGAAGAGTTGTATCAGCACAATGAGTCAGGTGAGATTACAGATCCGGATAGCATTGAGGTATGTGTTCCGTGTGATGGATCTGAATACAACAACTAACTAAACGGATCGAACCCTGATTGTTGGGAGGTTGAGTAGATTGCCCATTCTGCTACATCCTCCCAACTTTTACCTGATATCTGTTGATCTTCAATGAAGTCACGTAGACGTCTGATACCTGTCGCTTTATCGGTGCCTGAGTACTTGTTGATCATACTGTCTAACCAATAGAATAGTTTCTCATAACTATCGATTTCTGTTTTTTGTGCCATTTTTTCTCCCTATTTGTAATAACTTATTCTTCGATACCATCTGGCAAACGCATAGAATATATATATCCTGCCTCCTCACATTTCCAAGGCATAGTGATGTTGGCTGTTTTGACCTTCGTAGAGTAGCGTGCAAGGTGCTTTCTGTCTAGCGCCCATTGCCTTATAAGGCGACCATTGTAGAAGTGCACCATCCTATCTTCTCTGTCCACGTGCGCCATAATCTTGAAGTCACTCTTCAGCCAGTGTGATTTCACATATCGTCCCCATTTGTATTGATACTCTTTGATTTCAAGGCACGCTGTATCGTACTTCTTTTTTTTGCTTGCCCCTGCGTGCACTTTGACTTCGACTGTGAGGTGACCACCGTCAGGGTGTTTGAGGTATACGTCATAATCCATATGTGTTTTGTCTTGGATGTATTGATAACTCGAGTTTTGTTCTATCATCTGTCCTACAGCAATCTCGAATGGTCGTGCTTCTGTCGACAGACGAGTATATAAATCAGGCATACTTGTCTCCGGATCAGCGCGTTTGGCGGGCGCTTACCAGAATAAGTATCTACCTTAAAAGTTTTCCCGAGTTTTTTTTGAAAAAAGAGGGCCGACATACCGCCAAATATGCCGACCCGATACCAAAAGTAATGATATGAAAGTTTGATCCGGCGCCGGTGCCTGACTTCCGACGTCATCTATAACTATACTTTCAGTTATTGTGTTGTTTATTATTTGTTGAACTTGCCCACTTCATTTCCCCATACTACCCACCCAGGTCGATTGGTTCTACTGAATAACTCAAGGTATGGGCCGATCGATCTATCTTCTACCAGTTGATAGAACTCTTCTGGTTTCTGACTGTGCTTTCGCTTCTTACCAAAGAATACTGAGGGGATGTTGTTTGGTTTTGTCCTCGCACCAAAACCTCTTCCCTTAGTTGCAAACATACAGATTTCGTGTTTGCCTCTAAAGTACCTACCCATCCCAATAGAGTTCTTGACCCATACGATGTTTGTTATGTATCTGAAACCTAACTTGTCGATCAGATCTAAACCTTGATCTAAGTGGTTATTCAGCACCCAGCAATAGAGGTGTGCATTATCCGCTATCTTATAGTTTGATAGGGCAGAATGTACCAAACCATAGATATTCTTGTGCTCTACAGTTGGATAATGCACTGATGCTCCTCTATTACCACCACCCTCAAACTTCCAGGGTGGATCCATTACGATAGTTTTTATCATCTTCTCTCCTTAAGAAACTGCTTTGATGTATTTCATCTTTTCTTCAGGTGTCAGAAGTTTACTATCTTTGACCATCATTGCTTCTTGTTTGTGCCACTCTTTCATAAGTTTACTGATACCTGTTAGAAGTTTTCTACTAAACTCCATTTGTTTTTCTGATATCTCTATTTCAGCGACTGTATGATTACCTTTCGTCGTTTTGTATGGAAACCAAGGAACTGTAAAGTAATCCATATTCCTTCTTTCAGCATCATACCTAAAGTGAAAAGAACACTCTAACTGATCATTGACAACTATTAGTTTGTTATCTTTCTGTCTTACGTGAAACCAATCTGATTGTTCTGATAGTTCATTTAGTTGTTGATATGCATCTTTGATTATTTCAGATCCAAGATAATCTAGATTAGGAAATAAACTGATGAACTCATTTAGCATTGTTCTGCCTCCTATGCTATATGTTTATATGTTATTGTTATATGAATGATACTTATATAGTATACTCTATAGATTATAAGATTACATTTTTTATAGAATAAAGTTTATATATATAAGATCTATATATAGATTATAAACCGTAACGAACCGGTTGGCACCGTTCTACTGGTTAGTATCTCTCTCTCTATCTCTCTGTCCTTCCCCTCAGTAGTAAGTATACTCTATCTTTTGATTTTTACAGAAACTTTTACATTTGATTACATTTGATTACAAATGATTACAAATCTTTTATTGTAAATGTTATATGTATGATAGTATTATTCTATTACTGAATGATACAAATCAACATTTTCAAAGAGGCAGAACAATGAAACTAAAGATTACAGATATAGAAACATCTCAACATATTATCAGAGATGTTAAAGAAACGATTGAAGGTATGATGCCTGATATCGATACATTTCTTAGAAAAGTATATGATGAAGAAGAGTTAGCAGGTTGGTATGAAGGAAACTACGAAACTCATATCCTCAGTGATGGTACATTTGTACAGTCAGATCTGAATAATAATCTTCATCTTTACAATCAGCGTGAAGTTGAAATAGAAGAGTTATCAGAATAAACGAGAATGCATTGTAAAGATGTCGCCTTATGTTTTATCAAGCAACTCAATACAATGCATTCTAGATATCTCTACGACAACGGAATGATATGATTTATTCTTTTCTCCTCAGTTCACTCTTAATATCTTTCATTTGCTCTTCTAAGAAGTATAACCTCTGGTCGATTTTGGTGATTGCTTCTTTGAATAGTTCTCTATCCTTTTCAGCATCATCAAGTATTCGATTGATAGAAGTGTTAGTGAAAGAGATGAACTGTCGGTTCATATACAGCGCAACAATGACTGCAGCAGCAGGGCCGCTGAGAAATGGTGCTAACTCCATAATGATTGCTTCCATATCAACTCCTCATAAGGAGCCGCGGGGCGATCGGAAAATGGCAGAACAAGAATATAAAACCGATCGCCCGTTGGCAAAATCTTATGCTAGATACCGTACTTCTAACTCATCATCAGCACTTAAGTTTGCACCAAATGTGACGGTTGTAGTTCCACCAGAGGTTGATACTGTATATTCATCAGCATTAGCAGGTGAAGAAGCGACTAATCTTTGCAACAAACCGTTCTTGAATGCCATTACCATCTGGTCAAAGTTGCCATTTACTTCTGTTGTAAGATCAAAAGCAGATGTTGAACCGTTAGGTGAGAAGGTATCGGATTGTGCTTGGAATGAAAGTTTAGCAGGCGTTACAGCAGTATCAGCGATTTTAGCAGTAGCAATCGCATCATCTGCAATCTTAGCACTTGAAACAGCACTATCTGCAATCTTAGCGGTAGCAACAGCACTATCAGCAAGTTTAGCAGATGCAACAGCGAGGTTGGCTAACTGCGCTCCATCAACTCCACCATCAGCAATCTTCAAACCTGATGCACCTACACTAAGTGTTGAACCATCAAGGTCAATGGTGATGTCATTTACTGCAGAAGAACCGTTGTATGATGACATCGATACACCGTTTCCAGCACTTAATGATGCAAGGTTAGAACCTAATGCTACACCTGAAATGGTACTGTTAGCCAACTTAGAGTTAGCGATAGAACCAGCCAACTTAGCGTTTCCAATAGCACCATCACCAATATAGATACCATCAGCATCTCTTGTAATAGAACCACCGGTTTCTGATTTTACTTTGACAGCAAGTTCGTCGTTTCCTGAACCAATGAAAAGCAAACCAGCATCAGTAGCAAGATCGACTGAAATGGTATCTGGTGATGTAGCAGTATTGATGTCGATACCGTTTCCACCTTGGAAACCGTCGATAGCAGAACCTGAAACCATCGTATGAACGAATGCTGTGGTCGCTGGGAATGTTGAGTTATCTGCTTCGGCTTTGGTTGTGATTTGAAAACCGGTCGCAGCACGAAAGTCGAAGGAACCTGATAGATTGATATTACCCGGTTCAACACTTTCATTTTGGATCTGTGATCCTCTAATCTGAATATTTGGCATAATACTTCTCCTGTGTTTGTATGCTAACTATAACTATAACTTGACTTAACTAGTTGTCCTCATTGAGAGGATTACCCAATACTGAGTAAATGACTTGGAGTGTATCTTCAGCAAACGGCGCGAACCCCAATGTAAATGTTGTTTCTGTTGTATTACTTATGTCGATGTTCGATAATAATCCATTGTAATAGACAAATATTCTTTCGACATCAGCGGCTTGATTAAGAGTGAAGGTTGTTCTGCTTCCGTTGCACTGACCAGTTAAGTTTTCAAATACTAAATCGGATCCTACTCGATCTTGGGTTATCACATAAGGTGAAGGATAGTTTATTCTGCTCATCTCTCACCCCTTATTCAATCCAAGTTATCTCGAACTCCGATACCGTAAATGTCCCTTGATCTGTCTTCACCCAAAGGTAAAGCGAGTCAGTGTCATTGGCAACGTAAGCATCGATTAGTAAAGTTGTTGAGTGTTCACCATCACCGTTCACATCTAACTGATCTGCTGTTAGAGAGACAGTTGTTGGTGCTACAATCAGTTCTTTACCGTCCGCATCCCACGTCCCTTTTATCGTAATCTGAGTTGCACCTCCTCCCGCTTGACCGCGTATTCTAATAAGTTGTAAACTTCCTTGGAACGGATCACCTGGTTTCCCGGGTGGTTTGTATCCTGCATTGCTGTCTGCACTCAGCAGATTTAGAAATGTTGTCGTTGATGTAGAGAACGATGTTCCATACGCCACGCTCAACCCTGTTTTTATCGTTCGATGAACGAACGAACCCATTTTTGGCATATTCCCTCCTACTATCGGCGCCTTGAGGTATCATATGATTATGATTGTGATACTGTAATAACTGCATTGTCTGCTGTCAGTGCGTCACCTGATGGACACTTAACTGTGAAATATATTGCATCATTTGCACCTAGTGCTACAGCACATCTTGGTGAGAAAGAACATAATCTCTTGTTTGTGTCAATCAATGCTGCTGAATATAATCCTTTGAACACACCAATAATCTTATCTTGTGCGAACGTGTTAGCAGATGAGATAAGTATTTCTACCGCTTCTTTGTCTGCTTCTGCAGGTTGTTGTCCTGCTGTACCTGATATCATAATGTTTTCGATTACACATTGTCCATTTGGGTAGGCAAGATCTAGATCACTGATGAGAAACTCACCATACTCTGTCTTCTGCCAAGTAGCATCAAAGGTTGCGTTGTTATTGACTGTATCAGCCCACCCAACTTGATTGCTCTCTCTTATTTGTTGTTGTTGCATATCTGCTTCCTCCTACATTATATGCTATTGTTTTTTCCTAAGTTTGTTTCGATCTGACTTCATCACTTTCTGTCGTGGGATTGCCTTTCCACCACGCTTTCTGAGTTTCATCAAATCTGCTTTAGTTATCTTCTTCCGAGGCGGCGCTACTGCTGCTAGTTTCTTCTGCTTCGGGCTGTACTTGCTGTATGGCATCATCTTCTCCTGTATTGATATTTGGTTCTAGAGTACAAGTTCCCCAAACGCTACCTATTACTATGGCACCGCCTACGAAACCTACACGGATTTTATTCTCGTCAATCCATCCTATTATTTTTGACATTGTCCATCCTTACAACACGGACATTGACAATCGCATTGATTTCTCATTTCTTCTTCCTCTTTGTAGTAGATTTTTTCTTCTTTGCTTTTGATGGAAAGTCGATTGCTCTTGCTTTACCACCACGCAAAACACTGTTTACTCTTGCCATTGCCCACTGATGAGATGACATTCCTTTCCTCGAACCGCTTGAAGCATATGCAGCCAATCCTTTATCGTACGACTTCTTCAACTGAGCAGCCGTAAACTTCTTGGATTTGGCAGCCTTCTTACGAAGTGTCTCCATTACAGATCTCTTCTTACCTTTTTTTCGAGTACTTGCTTTTTTTGTTTTTGAACCCTTTCTTGGCACGCTCTTTCTCCTCCATCCGTTCTCTCAAACGGAATGCTGCTTGTTTGTTTCCTGACTTATATAACTTTGCTGCACGACGGATCGCTCTTTCACGGGCAGATCCGGGTGGTGCATTGTACCCAACTGGGAGTTTGCTTTTCGCTTTCCGTTTCATTTCTTCTTCTTCTTTTTCTTTGCTGGTTTTTTGACCGGTTTTTTTGGTGCTGGTTTCTTAACCGGCTTTTTCTTCTTCATTGGTTTCCCGTAATGTTTTGGCATCATTTCCTCCTCTTAGATTTTGCCACCCGACCCTTTGTGCCGGTTGTTTTTTTGGGTGATGATTTCGACCACAGATCTTTACACGCCCAGTATCTAGCACTGAGTTTGTTTTTCTTTGTCGCGGGTTTGTCACAACCGTGACGTGCCCTGAATGATTTACGTGCACCTTTGGATATGTTGTGACCATATCCTTTGGCACCATAATGTATAATCTTTGACTTACCGCCTTGACACGCTTTGACCATCTTCTTCTTACCGGGTTTGATTGATCGACGTGGTTTGTTGCAAGACATCTTCTTGTATATATCTCTTCTACGCTTGCTCATTTCTGATCTCCTGCTTTTGTATCTCTTGGTTCGCCATATGTCTTCTTGAGTTCTCGTAATCTTTGTTGTTGTGCTCGCATCTGTCTGTCATACATTTCCCATTCTTTTGGCAATCTCATTGGTGACTGCCTACCCATTAAGTATAGGACAGGAGAACCATTTTCCAGATAACCGAACTCTGCACCATCTGGTAGGTATCCACTTTGTATCATCACTGCTGTCACATCATCAGCAAGTCGTTTTGCACCAATGGTTGCTAAGAACAAACTGTCAAGATAGAAGTTGTTGTATCCTTCTTTTGTTTGAAAGCGATACTGATAACCGTCATATGTTGGAGATCCGGGTACCATTGCACTTGGTGGTCGTACTTCTAGATCGTATCTGTCAATGTAGTATGATGCACCCTGAGGTATGTTTGCTTGTGTCACATCAAATACACTGTCATCTGCTATTATGTTTGGAAAGATCTCAGGTATATTTCCTGCCATTTGTTGTGCTAGTAGAATACGATACATCGTCTTTGGTGGCACACCTTTCTTGTAGTCAGGATCTAGATCTCTGATAACATCAATAGCAGGCATATACATATAATCCAATACACCTTCGATAGAACGTCCTATTGCTGCTTCTGGGTCACCCGCGTATGCTTGTGTAAGAAAGGTAATCGCCTCTGCTTGTGTTATCATATTCGATACCCACGGGTCACGATAATACAGGTTTACTCCTTCATACTCACCATCTCCACCTTGTGATGTAATGAACATACTTTCTAGTGCTTGATCACCTGTAAAGTAGTATGACCCTGTCGCCTTTGTCATAGCAACGTGTGCTCGTGCTAGTCGCATTAAGTTTACTGTTGCTTTTGGATTTGCCAATGCTTTCATTGTTTCGATTGATGTACGATACATAAACGAGAAGTAAAGAGCACCACGGAACCAACTTTCTTTTGAAAACTGAGGTAGTTTACCATAATCTAGATATGCGTTTCTTGCCAGTGCTGATGCTTGATCGATTGTTTTTCCGTCTTGCAAAGCACCAATAAACAGATTTTCTCTGAAGTAGTAGTCAGTATTCATTGCCAACCGCATACCAGGTGATGATGATGATGTCTTGAACCCTGGATTTTTTGCCATATATCTGAACTGCTCATATGTTTCATTGATGACGTCACCAATCCAAGGTGCCTTTTGAGGTAAACCTTTGATACGTCTTGTATCTCTGATTGCTGCTTGACGCAGATCTTCAAGTGCCAAGTCACCTAAGTTTACATTTTGTGCAGT